AATGATCGAACTGTCATCACCGAATCGGGCGACGTCGACACCGAGGATCCGTGGTTGTGCAGAGAAATCTGGTTCACGGTATCTACGACGGACTGAGGCTTCAATGTCTTCTGGTCCGATGAGGGCATTGAAAGAACTAGGAGGAAAACGCCCAAAGACATTAACAAGAACCCAAGGATTGTCACGACCGTACTTCCCAATCTGATCTCTGGCCCATTGGGGGTCGACTCGAGGGGATCTCTTAGGGTCGTCCGGGTCAGAGGTGATTTCGACGACATGCCAAAGCGACCTTTCTGAGGTACATGCCCTGTAGAGAGGACCTTCTAGGTGTGTCGGGTTCCCGGCTTGGACGATGTGGCCTTCTTTGCATGAAGAGAGAGCAGCTTCAGCACTGGCCATGATAGCGTCAGGTATACCACCAGACTCATCCAGAATAAACATGATATAGTCAGCATGAAGACCTGCAAGGGTATTACCCAGAGCAGAAGGATCAGCAGACTTGCTCCATTGACGCGAAGCCATCCACCAAGTCTCTGGAAATGCTTTAGCAAAGATTCGCTCTTTCTGCCATGTAAAGGATTCTAGAAGGATGTCGGACTTCTGTTGCCATTTCGCCATCTCGGTCCAAAGTCCGTCTCGTAGATTATCACCCGAGATCGAAGTAGCGGCAATCTTCGGATGAGGGCGGGTAAGTAGGAAGTTCCAGGCGATCCAGGCTTCGAGGCAGGACTTACCTGGTCCCTTCGAGGCTTTCATCGCAATACGCTGTTTATGTGGGAATACCTTCAGGACTTCATCTTGCCAAGGGTCAGGTGTGGCTCCGAAGACTTCACGTACGAAGACATCTGGGCGTTCCCTCCAAAGCTTGAGTTTACTCGCTGCTATCAGGGACAAAGGATAATTTTCTTATTCAGGTAATGAACCATTGTCATCAGGTTCAATGACGATTTCTTCTAAAAGAGGAGGGTTTGGCTGGTCGATGACCTGGAATGACCTCTCTATGAGCTTTTCTAGGGAAACTGTGCCAGAAAGCTCAAGTTGGTCCTTCATCAACCCTTTGATCTTTGCTAGGGCGAGAAGGGCAGCTAGTTTGTCAGGAGTCTTGATTTTACTCGTAAGGACCTTGGAGACACCACCAGACTGGGTAATCGAGACTTCTGAGAGAGTGGCAGCCTCTTCCGGCGTCATGTTCTCCCAATCCAGAAGGGTCTCGCCTGTCAGGGGGTCGAGTTTCATGAACTTACGAACGTCAGAGAAAGCTATGGCAACCAGGGCGGCCTCGACTTCTTCCTTCGTTACGACAGATTTTCTAGCCAAGAGGGTTTTGTTCTCTTCAATCCTAGCCTGGACATGTGGTTTCCTGGCAGTTTCGTAGATATCCTGGTTAGAACGAAATCCTGCCTTCTTTCCTGCCTTTGCGATATTTGTGTCATCCAGGGCTATTTCAGCAGCAAGGGCAGTCTGTCTAGGCGTCAAAGGAGGTAATGTCATTATTTGAGGGCATTCAATATGTTCTGTATAAAAACTCTAGGATGTGTCGATTTCTGGACTTCATCGTCTGGAATGATGAAATACTGGTATATAGATTCTTTGCTCTTTTTCCGGTAAGTGTGGGCCAGAAAGAGTTTCATATCTTGGTCATAAGCCGGAACTTCTGTACCCAGATACTCGAAACCAGAAAAAGTGAAATCAAGATCGTGGGTCAGATTTGTGGGCTTTTCTATCTCGGGCATAACTTCTGTTCTTATGGCGGGAACCCAACTTCCAGTTCGTACTTGTATTATCTAGGGCATTCCCATTCTTGTGCATGACGTCTTTTCCGTCACCTTTATAAGCTTTGCCTTCTTTTTCAAGAGTTAGACGGGCTTCGTTCCTGTTTTCCCGCTTTTGAACCTGTTCGGGAGATTTTTGATACTTGGCTTCGGCGCGCCTATGATCAATTTTTTCTTTGGCAGTTTGCCACCTCTTAAGTGACATTCTTTTTATTCCAAGGGGTTTTGCCAAACATGGGGTTTCCAGACCCCTTACGAGATTCACTTAAGAAAATTCTTTGGCTTTCAGGGATTGGTTTCCCTTTACGGGCTAAACTCATTTTAAGACAAGTCTCTTTTGAAAGTTTCTTGTTAAGATTGGCTTTGTTGCCTAAACCGTTTTTATTACCAATTAAAGCCTTACTAAGTTTTAGTTTACTTTCTTCAGATTGTGGATGCCCTTTAGTGTTCTTACCCGTCAAAGCCTTGCTTATCTTGGCTCGGGTTTCATCAGAACGTTTTACCCCTAAAGCATAAAAACCCTTACTAGCAGACTTCGAAATATTATATTCTGGTTTAAGAGTATCTAATGCCTGTTGTTCATACAAGATAAGGTTTTCAGGGCTACAAATGATTATGGAACTAAAAACTAATTGGCCTTGATACTTATTCCAGGCACTCTGAAGGTGTCTATTACAGTGGTTTCCATTTTTTAGGAACCACTGATGCTGGACCCATCTTTTAGAGAGATTTTTTGAGGATCCTATATATTTCTTACCGCTAGGTGAGGTTATAGAGTAAATCCCACAATTATAGTCAGATTCAGTTTGGGCCAGACTCACTGGGGTATTTCCACCTATCGGACGTGTTGAGGATAGCTAAAGAGAGCTTTTTGGAGATTTTCTCGCCCCGGCGTCTTTCACGGGATCTCCGCAGGGGTAGGTTAAACTGATTACGAGACCAACTATCACTATAAGCAGTTTCTACAGAATTTTGCCTGATGAATGCCTGAGAGTCACAAAGGAGGGTATTCAAAACAGAATTCGATAAATGCCGATATCTCCAAATGAGTTGTAGTAATCGGCCATATCTATGAAGGGCAGTCACTATAGAGATATTCCTTTTTCAGAATTCCTTAAAGAGTCTCTCTTAAGAGGTACTCTTTAGAGGAACTTAATAAGTAAAGCAATTAATAACAAACAACAATTAACTAGATCTATTAAACTACTTCAGTAGATGTCTTGCGTGAGCTACTCTAACAGTCCTATTATACCATATTCTGAAGCAGAAGTCAAGAGAAATCTTCAGTTTAGGGCAAACTATTTTAAAATATTCCTTTTTTAACCCTTCTAGAGATGTGTTTCAGGAATTCTTATAATCAATAATTATAATTATTTTTATATTAAGGGCCTTTAAATGTATTAAAATATGGGGTACTTGTTAAAATAAACTAAGCAAGGTTATCTTTATTTAGAATAACACGGGGTAGTATTAAATAACATCTTTCTCAGGATTAAATAATAGATTTTGGTAAAAGTTGGTTGCACTTTAGAGTACTATATTACGCCTTTCTGTGCCCCCTACCAGCCCCCTCCCACCCCCTTAAAGCTCTGTAATCACTTACTCCCGAGTGCAACCCAGAGTAGTATCCCTTAAGAGACGCTAGGACGGTCACTGACAGGCGTTTGTTCTTACCGCCCTACCCTACCGGCTTGTGTTCCATCGGCCTGTACGGGCTTCCTAGGGCTTCTGGTGGCAATCTAGGGGGTTATCCTGGGTATAGCAGCATCGGATAGAACGGGATTGTACTGTTAGGGGGAACTTTCAAATGACACAGTATCCAGACAGTATTCAGACGGCAATCAGACAGTAATCAACCGTTGTTCCAGGCCCTATGTTTCACGATTACTTGCTCTTTATTTAGCCAGTCTCAGGGAACTCAATCTAGTCTTGCTTAACCTTAAAGAGTACCGTCCTGTACATCCACTAGTTGCAAGATTAAGACTTACCGCCCAAGGTTGCAGGGTATTGCAACTAGAACGCTTTTATGGCCTATTCCTGTCCGGGCTGGCACAAAGCCATGCCAAAGCTGTTTGAAATCGCTATTAACCCGCTGTAACGAAAGGACAATTCCATGCCTAAAGCACTACAACTAGACTACATCCGTACTGAATCCGGGTATACTTATAGAGACGGCCAGGAGTTAGTTGCCTATGTTACCTATCATGGCGCTGGCTATTGGGACGTAAGGTTCCAAGGTAACTACAAACTAGTTTCTGAAAACTTCCCACCCGTATGGGCAAGTCTACAGGCAGTAGAGTACGCAATCCTTGCCATCTGGAAAGAGACGCAGCAAGACGAAAAACAGGGGGCTTTCAGCCATGTCTAAGAAAAGAAAACCTAAAGACTGGTTTTCATATCCTACTACTGATCCATTAGCCCAAGATATGTTTAACGCAGTACAGAAATTGCCTAAAAGACTTCAGACTAAAGAGGCAGTAACTCATTCAATCCAAGAATTCATACGCATCTATACTGAAACTTACTTAATATAATCTTGCAACTACTAGCCCCGGTCTAACAGCCGGGGTTTTTCTTTGTCTAACTCTTACTGACTATTATTTCATCACGTAAGGTATTGACTATAAAGGCATTGTTCATTCTCTAGGCATTCTCTGCCTACTTCTTAAGCAAAGCAACTATATTACCCGTGCTAACCCATTGATTCTATTCACCCCGGACTTGGCACGCTTCATGCTACTATCGTCCTGTGATTAGCCTTGATAGGCTGGCGCAGGAACCTTTCGGGGAACCTGACGTTAGCTTAGGACGGGAACTCACTAGACTAGCGGCCTTCGGGACACGGGCTTAAAACAAAGAGAAAGGTCTAATATGGGTGTAAACCTATTGCGGCCTTTCATAGGA